CGCACCAGGCATGATCTGTCCTACTGCAAGTTGTAAAAGTCTCTCGGTATCTAAGGTTCCTGACTTGTCGAGTGCAGGGGCAATCTCTGCAATTGCTCTAACTCTCTCAAGCATTTGTGCGGGATCTTGTGTCGCCACATCAAACTGCAAGTAAAAATCAAATCTCTCCCCAGGTCTTCCCTTATTGAACTTCTGTACATCCTGCATTCCGGTTACGCGGAAAAACTCAGCATCGGGTCCATACTGCTGATACAGTGTCCACACTTGGTCGATCACATATTTAAGGTGATTAAATACCTTATTGATGGTGGCTTGCTGTTTATTCTGAGCTTCCACAGGATCAACGCCTGGAGCGTTATTACCCATGTAACGATCAAATAATTCCTGTATGTATCTGCGGACTTCGATATTACCGCCATCAAATGGAGGCGTGCTTGCCCAACGAATCTCGCCAGGTGTACGATAAGGGATACGAACTCCAGGGCCATACTTTGTGGGGGGTCTTCCAAGTGGATGTTCTAAAGGTGGTAAAGTTGCTAATGACTGACGATCAATCAAAGCATCTGTCTCGATCTTAGCTACCTGTTGAAGTGGCTCACCTACTTCAGGTATAGAGCGAGATGAATAAAGTCTTTTGCTTACATTCTCATATTTAGTAACCACAAATGGATACTTGCCATGAGCGTAATCCATAAGTTCATGCTTGGCATACAACTCAGGAATATCGGGATGAAAGATTGTGCAGAATATTCCGGCCACGCCATCCTCATCTAATAGTCTTTGATAACAGTACACTATTCTAATAGTCTCATCGTCATCGCGGATTATCGCATCTTCCTGACGCACATTATAGAGACTATTGTCTGCCTGTGTATGCTTGGCTAAGTTCTTTGCTTTATCTACAAACTCAGCGTCCCATCCCTCGGAGTTTACCTTGGACTCCAACTGCTCCGGTGTCATATGCAGGACATGAAAGCAATATGGTGCCTCCTGCGGATCAATTGTATAGTTTGGCCAAATAACATCCTCGTCAGGTGCCAACGCTTTTATGCGTGGTCGATTTACGACCTGGCGGGTAACGGGGATTGTGGTTGTGCCCTCCTTGCGAAGCTCGCGAAGCATAGCTTTCGCTTTGGACTTAGATACTTTAAATTGGTCTTTTAACGCGGTAGATAATTCCTCATCCATGCTTCCATCCTGGATCGCTTGTGCAATCTGTGGAAGTGCCTGTGCTATCTCATCTAAGCGAATAGTCTGCTGCTGTTTGAGTTCCTTGGAGTCCCAATAAACATAGTGGACCATCAGGCCCTTCTCGAAAAAGTGGTTTAATCCTAATTCCAATTGATCGTAAAACTCCTCCATCTTGGAGTTCATTAACCAACGAAGGAACATGGATATTACATTAGCACGCTCTATATCACCGGATTCCACAGGGGTGGCGACTATATGTGCCGATCTTACCGCATTGGTAGCCATTGCCACACAGCGGTTAATCTGATTATCCACCATGCGGATCTCTTGATCTGAGCTAGAATCCCACGGAAATACCTCTCCTGTCTGACTGAGATGCGAATGTTTCTTAAAGTCATCCGACTTCCCTGCCCATAGGCAATTCCTTACATCATAATCTCTTTGTCTACGATCTAACCATTCGCCCAACTCCGACTGAGTCCTGCGGTAGGTTTCCGCAAGATAGTCAACATCAGGCTCTTTACTGACATAGAGTAATTCGTCATCGGCGGCAGACTGCATATGCGTAGCATAATGTAACCTTTTGTAGTTGACATGGCAAGATTAATACCCTCCACCACCTGTACAGGCTAGACTCGCATGACCGATATGATCGGCTCCGCTAATCATTAGATACCTGATACAATCCACGAAATCTTTAAAATGCTCCTGTCTCGAACTACCCGTATATTCTAGCATCGAGGATATTAGATTTTCGCACCTGTCAGACACAAAGAGTTTGGGTCTGTTCTTGTCCGTCATTGGCTCAGTATCATCCCATGCTAGTGCATCATTGATCTTCGCAATACCCGCCTCCACTTCCACGCCTGGAGCGGGTCGCATGACAAAGTCAAGATTCGCCATTGTGTTAATTATGTTACTCTCGCCCTCCTTTTCCCTGACGGTGGCGGCTCCCATGCGGGGGTCAACGATTCGCTCGAATATATTCTCTCCGCCCTCCAATGACTCGAAGTGTTCCTTGTATTGCGAGTACCCCCAACCGAGGGGCCTTTGGGCAGGACCGGGCTTTCCCACGCTCTTACCTACGGCATTAACATGCGGCAATGCCCATTGGCCCATCGATGAATCAGGGAACTCACGATATACATATATTGATCCGTCCTGCATCACACCCGCCCATATCGCCACCCACGGTTTACTTCCGCCAGGATCGCATACAAAGTAGCGGGTGGCCTGAACCGTAGGGTCGGCGATGAAGGGGATTCGTTCATGGGGGACGACATTTGTCTCGCGGTTGAACTTAGGGAATCTCCCCTCCATCGCCTTGCTAGGGATGCCGTATAGGCGGGCGAGTTTTACCTCTTGTGGTTGTTTGGAGTAGGTGCGGATGAGTTCGCTGTAATCAACGAACGGGGACATCTCGGACCAAAAATAATAAATTCTACAATCAGGCCAATTGGTGGATATCTGCTCTACGGGCAACTCACGACCCATCAGTTCGCTGTATCTCGTCTCCACCGTCTCAGCGCCCTTCAACAGACTATTAATCAATGGTGTCCACCCTTGCAAGGTGGTGAAGGTTAACAGCACCCGTCCGTGGTAATCAACTGTCCTACCTCCTACCAATGTCTCGAATATCTGTTCAGGTGCCTCCTCGTCCATGTGAATGCAATGCGCTGACCATCCCTCAAATATCTGAGGGTCTGCCTGATACTGCCTGTAGTTATTAAAAGATATTGTACTTCCCCGTTCCGCACCTGGTGTGGTTGGCGGTAGGATCGCTTTGGCGGAGTTAAATCCATTCTTCTGTGTATACTGCAAGGAATGATTCTCGCTCTTCTTCTTTGCCCGCTTGTACCTCATGGGAAGTGCTTCCCATATGTACCTTTGGGCATCCGCAATACTCCGCTCCTCCGATACATGCAAGGAACGAATCTCAGCTTCAGGAATGGTCTGTGCCATATGCACAAGCAGACGGGAAGCGAAAGTTGTTTTGCTGCTCCGATTACCGCCGAGTACCACATGGATCTTCGTATCCTTCCAATTATCCATGACCCTGCGCCATCCAGGAAGAGTCCAACCCCATTGGATTGGATCTTCCTTCTCCGACTCCGGTTGGTCCAATATCAAACGGGACAATGTCTCTGCGCGCTCCTGCGGCAAGGCATCTATCTCCTCGCCTGATAAGGCACACGCAAGCTCGCCCTTCTCATACTTCAGGTCAGGTATCCACGGAATACCAAAGTGAGCATCTACCTCATCGGCGTAGGTTATCTTAGGCATAACCCTCCACTATCGTGCAATCCTTTGGATCTATACGGAAGATTGGTTCTATATCCTCCGAGTCGCGGGTTGCTCGCGTCCTGCCTCCTAGTTCAAACTTATATTTCTTACTGAAATCCCAATTGTGATAGCACAATGCATCCTTGCATCTGAAAATCAGAGTAAACTTCTTACCGCTTGTCTCGTGTAACTGCTTTGCCGCCTCGATCTTCTTGTACGAAATCATAAACGGAAACTGCCCATAGTTAATGTTTAAACACTTTAACTCCGCCCATCCGTAGTGATCGCCCTTCTCAATCAGGAAATCCACCTTGTACTTCACAGGATTGAGCTTATGGAACACGCAATCCCATACCTTGCTCAAAAATCCGCATACCTCCTTCTCATTATCGAGGTCCTGCTGTGTCTCGTACTTGGGTCTCACTGCCTCGCCTGTATCTCCATTCCCACCACTATCGCTTCCTTGAGCGTTTGGACCGGGATTTTCGCTTCTCCAACGCTCCATCCCTCCGTATCCGTTCCAATGTCTCTTGGTCTAATTTCAATGGTGGAGGCCCCAACTTTTTCAAGTCGCACCGTGGTAATTCTTGTACGGATAGTGGTATTGCTCGCCCATATTTTTTCCAAAAAATCGGATTCCAACCCGGTGGTACTTTCATTGTGCATTGCTCGCCTTTGCTTCGATAACTTCGCTGAATAAATCACAGCACCTCTTCTTTAACTCCCTGTTCTCCCTCTCCAACTGCTCTATCCTCTTCTTCAGTTCAAGATTCTCCTCGGACAAACGATCCACCCATTGTGGCCAACTCTCTATCTTCTCTCCCGTTGGTTCGTACAGATTCATTCCGGTTTGAAATCTATCACTTCCTCATCCAACCACTCCTCGATTGCCTCGACTGCGGCACTTGATAAATCCTCCGCATCCAAATCAGACTCATAGAACCAACGGTCTAAGAGATTCTTGGCTTCCACCTTATACTGCTCTTGTGCTTCTTTTTTGCTCATTTTTAAAATTTATCTC